GGGAGGATATGGCACTCCCAGGGCAGGCGCGTTACCAAACCATCGTATGAGGACGGGATTCTCAAAGATGAATGAGTTTCGGGATTCGAAACCCGGCTTCCAATTCGTTTTTCGGTCATGTGTAATCGCATTGGCTATCGGGGCACGGGTCAGATCCATCTTCTCGCGCCCTGCGATAAGAGGGAACTGGATTGCTCCAATTCCCTCTATTTTTATCGGTACTGATTCTGTTCCAAATTGTTCCAAAATCGGCGTTTTGCGTTCTGAAAACGTTTTTTTCGTGCCAAATTCACACAAAAGCGTTCTATTTTACGTGTTTCCTGATTTCTTCGGCGATTGTCTCGTCAAGGAGTCTGGCGTATGCTTTTTCCGTCTGCTTGACCGACGAATGCCCCAAGACCCTCGCAACCACAGACCACGGCACTCCTGCATTTAGTAGGATATATCCGCAACTTCTCCTGCCGTCATGTGTGCTAATGCTCTTGTCTATACCTGCTGCATCGGCTATCAGTTTTAGACGGGTGTTGTATTGCTGGTTGGTTGTCTTTGGCAGGACATAGTTGTATCGTTGAAGGATTGCCTTGGCCTTGGGAGTTAGTACGAAGGTGAAGACTACGCCTGTCTTTTTCCTCACACCTGAGAACACGGCATAGTCGTTGGCGTTCCGGCATTGTGTGAAGTCGTATATCATAAGGTCACAGAAAGCCAGTCCTGAATATACCTGAATGAGAAAGAGGTCTCTGGCTTCGGACAATGGCTTTGTCTTCATGTCCGCATTCTCGATACGCTCCACCTCGTCTCTGTTCAGGAATTGGTCTATTCTGGTCTTGCCTTTGTCTATCCTGATTCTTTTCGCCTGATACGGATTCTCCTTGACATAGCCATCTATGACGGCATCGTTTATGAATGCTTTGAGGTTCTTGTGCATAGACCCTATACTTGCTTGTGAATACTGACGCTCTATCTCCTTGTCGTAGCGGTCTTTCTCCTTCCACCTCACGGAGTGGAGGTATTCATCCCAATCCCTTATTCCCTTCTCCGTGATGTCGCCAAAGAACCGCATCTTTCCCCATTCCAAGAATCTGGAGTAGAAGGTGTGGTAGGCTTTCTTTGTGTTGTCGCTGACCTGACGCGCCTCCATCCTCTCCATGATATACAGCTCGAATGTCTTGTCGAACGACTTCTGCTTCAGCAGTGTGGGAATGGCTTCGATGTCGATGCTGTCATTGTCAACCATGTCGCCGATGATCTTCAGTGCCTTCTTCCTGATTTTGAGGAGGCACGAATTCTCCTCCTGACAGTTGAGGGTGCGGACACACTCGTTGCGCTCGTCCCAGGAGCCGGGGTAGCAACTGACTCCGGTGCTGACAAACTTCTGCCTGCTGCCGAAGGTGATTCTAAGTTCTATCGAGCCTTGTTTGGTATTACTGGCTCTGTGATGTCTGTCGAAGACGAATTTAATCTTTGGTATAATCATAATCCTGTTGTTTAAAGTTGGTACTACATGGGCTGAAAGCCCTTTGTTTACTGGATATTCCGTAGATTCTGCATCTATATTCCTATGTATTGGTATTACTTTATAATGAATCTGGTATTACTATTGGTATTACTTTTCGTCCAAAGTCAGCAAAAACCAACCAAAACGGACAAAAGAATGTCGAGAGTTACAATTCCCCTATATATCTGAATTTCAGCAGTTTAAATGCCTATCTCGTTGATTTCCAACATACTAAAAAAGGGGCTGTTATAGCCCCTAAGTAGTCGATAGGGGAATCGGAATTATGCCTGTAAATCAATCAGTTACACACTGAATTACACCTATTGGTATTACTTTGGTACTGAATAATACCGTTCATGACTTTTCCCTTTTCCTTCATTGGCTACACATTTTTAAATATTAAACTTGTTATATTGTTGAATCGCTGTTGTCCGTTTCTGATCATTTCCTCGTTCTGCCTAATGAGCATCTTATACATGTCAGTCTGCTCGTTATGGAGGTTTATCAGTTCCTTGACGAGAGAGACGAGTTTTTCATGGCTAAGATTCTCGATCCCATTAACGATGTCTGGATTGAAACCGAGTAAATCCTTATCAGTGATGTTGTCACTTCCACTTAGCTGTTTGTACTGTACAAACTCATTCCCGTCTATCGGCTCAACAAAATAGTCCCAAGTTAGATTGAATCGTTCAGTTACGACCTTCCTGATTTCATCTGTCAGGCGAGGGAACTGAGAGTTTCTTGTGTCTCTTATAAACAGGCGGTTGATGCGCTGCTGAGACAAACCAACCATTTTTGCGAACCTCTGCACATTCCCATCTGCCTGACTTTCAACAAGTTCAAGCAGCCTTTTGTTTGAATACGGCATTTCTTTGTCAATTTTTCTCATCTTAATTTCTGTTTATAATACAACCAATAATCTAAAAATATATTAAATTACAAGCAGAATTGTTTGTAATTTCGGAATTTGTTTGTACATTTGCGCCGTGATTCAGTAGGAATGATTTCACAAAGCGCGGACGAACTCAGTAAGAATACCGAGTCGAGCATCAAATCCACTGCAAAGATACGGATTTTAGCTGAGTTCTCCAAACTTTTACAAACAAATTAAGTATGATATACAAACTTTTAACGTTATGAAGACAAGTATGATTTCAATTAGCGACATTCAAAGTCTTGGTAGCTTCGGATCAATGGAGGTCGAGCTTCCAGACTACAAAGCCGTCGTCAATGCAAAGAATCAGGTGTCTCATGTTCGCAGGTGCTATCCCCGCGAGGATGGATTGACCTACACCACAACCACCAAGGGGTTGAAGCCAAATTCCATCAAGATAATGGTGGTACGCCCGGAGGAATTGAAGAGAAAGAATAGGAAGAATAAATAACCCTTAACTGCTAACCTATGATGACGGAAAGAGAAATAGACTTATTGGCACAGCGAATATGCTTCTATGCCAAGAACGATGACGAGTTACTGGAAAAGGTAGCCAAGTTCATCGGCAAGTCTTCAAAGCCAGAGCCTCGTTTGGTCTCTACCAAGAGAGCCGCAGAGATAATCGGCATTTCGGAATGGCAACTCTACCACATCAAGGATGATGAAGACGGAAGGCCCCAGTTCACTTACGTAAAGGCTGGCAATTCAAAATCAGCAAGGCTGAAGTTCGATGCTTCTGTCATCAGGGAGGAGTACGAGCGTTTCCTCTCTAAAAAAAAGAATACTCTAAGGATCGCCACACGTTATAAGAAGGTGGCAGGTCTGTAGATATACCTGCAAGTAGAGTCTTGCAGTACAGACATTGGTCTGAAGGACATGGGTACGTGTACCCGACAATTGGAAGCTCAGACAGATCGTGCATCTGCCGCTGACCCCAACTAAGGGGATGGGAAGAAGGACTTACCCATTGCTTCTGCTGACGCAGCACTTGCGTCCACCGAAAACTGAAGGTATTGCCGAGGTAGTGAATGTAGGTAAAGGTGTTGGAGTGGTTGTTGCACTTCTATAGCAGAGGTCACAGAGGGCTGAAGCATAAAAACGTAATTTGGCTAATATGGTTTATAAGAACTTAGCATTATTATATAATAATGTGAAATCATATAGCCTGCGATGGATTAATTTCCGTCGCAGGTACAATGTAGCCTCAGTTCGGTTGGTCGAACGCCTGAATAGTTCGGGAGGCTTGGATTCGATTTCCAAAGGCTGCACAAAGTTGTTTGTCCATAAGCAAACCAGTCGGCGGCTATATCACGCTGTCCGCTATCAGGCAGTCACGCCACCTCGACACGCTTCCTTTGTCTTCGGTATTCCCCGTGCTCACTACCGAAGTTCGCGATCGGAGAGAATGGCGCAGGACAGCAGGGGTAGCGGCAGTGGTCTCCTGAAGTCGCCGACACATCGCGGAATGGAGCAGTTGGCAGCTCGCCAGAATCATAGTCTGGAGGTCGCGGGTTCGAGTCCCGCTTCCGCAACAAATTCTGAAAATCTTTTCTTTGGCGAGAATATAGTGGAAGTCCCCGTAGCAATACGGCTACGGGGGATTGGTCGAGTTTTCATTTTTAATCATTGATAATAGATTGTTTTAGATTAGTTTTTAAGTAGTTTGTTTGCGCAGCCTCGTCCGTGACGGATAGGGCTGCTTTTTTATTGTGGAAGATTATGGGATATAAGGATCAACTGAAGGCGTGGCTGCAAAAGCATCCTGACGCAACTGCCGAGGAAGCAATTGAGGCAGGGTATATGATTTCTACCGATAACTGGTGTCACGGCAAGGTAGAACTCATGGATAAGTGTGTGGAATTGATGAAACAAATCATAAATTAATAGGATATGGAGAAAACTTACATCGGTATCGACCCCGGACTCGAAGGGTTTATTACCGCTCTCTTTCCCAACGGGGAGAAGGAATTCTACAGCATTGACGAGAACGACGATCTCGCTCTCGGTCGTATCATCGCTGATATAAAGAAACGTTCGTGGGAGGTGGTGGCTTGCATGGAAGACGTACACGCTATCTTTGGTGCAAGCGCAGGTTCTACATTTAATTTTGGTGAAATCAAGGGCATTTTAAAAGGATTGCTTGTTGCACATGAAATCCCATATCACCTTGTCGCTCCAAAGGACTGGCAGAAAGAAATATGGATTCACCAAGACGAAATCTACGTTACGAAGAGCAGAACCATGACGGACAAAACGACTGGAGAGAAATACAAAAAGAACTACAAGACAGTTGATCCGAAGCCGACAAGCTATAACGCTTCCCGTCGCATTTTCCCTAATGTCGATTTGAGGAAAAACGAGCGTTGCAAGAAATACGACGACAACAAGTGCGACTCACTTCTCATTGCCGAGTATGCACGAAGGAAAAATCTATAGCATTATAATCACATAAGTTTAAGTTTAAATGTTATTGTGTTTTATCCTGCCCAGCCGTGAAGGTTCGGCAGGTATTTTTTTTGCTATGAAAGAGTTATTTGATTTTATCAAGGCACTGAGAGACAGTAAACGCAGTGCCGGAATAGCACCTGACTTCGTGGAATATCCTGAGCTGTCAAAATTCGGCAGGGATATGAGCGATGTAAGGGATGACATTCATAGGCTCTGTGAAAAAGGAGTTCTGAAACTCCATCAGGGCATTAACTACGAACTTGTGGAAATTCTAAAAGAAGAAATATGAAAGAACTTGTAAAAATCCAAACCGAACTGAAGGCGAGCAAGGACTTGTATAACAATTTCTCGCATTTTGCCTACCGTTCAGCAGAGTCTATTCTGGAGGCTCTGAAACCATTCCTGAAGGAATTAGGTTGTACCGTTGTGTTGTCTGACGAGATTATCTTGGTTTCAGACCGGATATATGTCAAGTCAACGGCAACGATCAAGAACAGTAGCGGGGAAACAGAGAGTGCTTCTGCCTATGCCCGTGAGGAACTTAGCAAGAAAGGTCAGGATGCGAGCCAGACTACAGGCAGTGCCACCTCCTATGCCCGCAAGTATGCTCTTGGTGGTCTTTTCGCCGTCGATGACGGTCGTGATGCCGATTCAAGCAACAACTCTCCTATTACCGAGGCGAAGTTGAAGGGTGATTATGACAAAGCCGTGAAGAAGATTGATGGCTGTAAGACCCGTGCCGAGTTGCAGGATCTGAATCAGAAGATGCAACACCTCTGGAACTATCAGCCATATATCACGTACATGACTCAGAAATTTAATATGTTACAGCAATGAATGATTTTCAAAGGAATGACTCATGGTATTTAGCCAGAAAAGGCAAGTTGACCGCCAGTGAGATCGTGAATATTCTCACAAAGGGACGAGGTAAAGACGAGGTGTTTGGAAAGACCGCACTTTCCTATATGAACGACAAGGTTGCGGAGCGTTTCATGGATGATGAAATGTTCGTCTATTACATGAACGACATCAAGAAGTCAACGCCTGCAATGCGATGGGGTACTGAATACGAGGACACAGCCCGCGAGCAGTATGAACTCGCAATGGACGTAAAGGTCATGGACTGCCCATTCACGTCACTGATAGGTTATGAAGAGTATGTCGGTGGTAGTCCTGACGGAAGGCGTTCTACGCTCGACAGAATTATCGAGATCAAATGTCCCTACAACCCAAGCGTGCATATCGATCATTGCAAGTGGAATAGTTCGGAGGACTTGAAGGCAGGCAATCCCCAGTATTATGCGCAAGTCCAGACGAACATGCTCATAACTTCTACAGAAAAATGCGACTTCATCAGCTATTCACCTTTGTTTAGGAATGGTCTTGACCTTCATGTTCTTGAAGTAGGTCTTGACGAAGAGTTCACCAAGAACCTCATGTCGCGTATTACTCTTGCCGTAGAGTATATGCAGGAGCAGATTGAGTTGATGAAGAAACTTCAGACTGTCTGACGATGAAAGTTAATCTCGTAGTCAGCGACCTTGGTCTTATCCCGGCGACGGATGATGACAAGGAGCAGCTGAAGACGCTAAAACGTGGTACGATTTGTGAGTGTGTAATCAAGGAATACCGCAACTACAAGTTTTTGCGTAAGTATTTCTCACTCATAAATTGTGCATGGGAATACCTGAATGATGAACAGCAGAAATTTTTCTACGACAACAAGGATTCGTTCAGGAAGACGGTTGAGATCAGTGCCGGACATTGTGAGCCAGTCTTTAACAGAACCCGTGGTGAATGGATAGACATGCCGAAGTCGGTTGCTTTCGATAAGATGACCGAGGCAGAATTCTCACAGCTCTATGAGCGCGTTAAAGACGTTCTCTACGAATTGTTTCTTACGAATGTCAATCACGAAGAATTTGAGCAAGAACTAAGATGGTTCTAATTTTTTAACGTTAAAAACAAGTTATATGGAAATTTTGATTAGTGGCTACATAGTAGCCGTTCTCCCGGTTGAGCAGGGAATTAGCCAGAGATCGGGACAGGGATGGATGAAGCAGGCTTATGTCATTCAGCATGAGCAGGGTCAGTATCCTCGCAACATTTGTTTTGAGATCTTCGGTCAGGACAAGATTCAGCAGATGGCTATCCAGATGGGTGAGTACGTTCAAGTCCACCTAAATGCGGATGCACATGCCGATCGTAACAATCCAAACAAGTGGTATAATGAGTTGAGGTGCTGGCGAGTTGACCGTATGGGACAGCAGATGCAGCCCGGACAGCAGATGCCAGTTCAGGGTGGCTATCAGCAGCAGCCTCAGTATCAGCAACCTCAGTATCAGCAACCTCAGTATCAGCAACAGCCAATGCAGGGACAGATGCAGAATCCGTTCCCACCACAGCAGATGCCACCACAACAGGTTCAGAATCCATTTCCTCCTGCTGCTCCCGCTCCCGCTCCTGCACCTGCGCCCGCTCCTGCACCTGCGCCCGCACAACAGCAGCCCCAGAGCACACAACTTCCGTTCCCTCCATCAGCTCAGTAAGCGTCCGACCATGAGCCGTGTGATTAAGTTTGCACGGCTCTTCTTTATTTAACTAAAAGCAGATGATAGATAGAGAACAATTGAAGAAACTATATCCCTTCAAAAGTAACAAGGAACTGAGCAGCTATTTCGGTATCAGCGAACAGATGGTACAACGCAAAGCATATCAGATGGGGTTAAAGAAGAACCCAAAATATATTTCAGATGTAAATAGGAGAAACGGCATATCAACACAATATGGCTAAATATGGCTTCTGTCACGGTTGGTCTATTGACCCAAATGATCACTCTGAGGTCACATGCAAGAAGCGTGATAGATGCGCATATTTTGACATTGATTTTTATCGTCATCATGGCGACCACCTCGAAGACTTTGAGGAGTTATTTCCGTTTCATCCCTGTCCTTTGTTTGTGTTGAAGCAGGGATGCAGGATTGATGAAAGGCGTGATGATGATGAAGATCCTTTTGGTGGATTATTAAAAGATTATGGCAATACCTAAATATATTATTGAAGCAGCCCGCGAATATCGCGATGCACATGGTGGTGACGAGGCTCTTTTTGATGCTTTCATTGCAGGACATTCCGCAACCAGAAGCCCGAAGAAGAAAATTGTAAGTCTTACTCTTACAGAAGAGCAGGAAAATGCCTTCAAGGAATGTTGGGAAGCCTACCGAGAGAAAGGCAATGCTGCCAAGGCCATGGTTGAGTGGCAGAAGCTAACTATGTTTGATGTAAACTCTATCCTCCCCCATATCAAGGCATACGTAGAAAGTCGTGATAGAATATATCAGAAAGATTTTGAGCGTTATCTGAAGGACAGGATTTTTCTGACGAGAGTATTTAAAGGCAATGAGGTGATTTATGATCCAAACCAAGAGTCTAACGCTGTTTTCGCGAATGATACGCAACAGCAATCAATAAACTGGCAGTCGTGATAGACAAATCGCAAGTATATAGGTGGTGGGACGTTTTCAAGAACGGCAACGACCTCACAGAAATTAGAATACTCAGTGGCAATAAGACTTGGAGCGGATATTTCAAGGATATTGACACCCTGATTAATTGTGTCGAACCATATTCAAACAGCCCCCACACACAGATATACTTCACACTGAACCACATCAAGGAAGCGTGTTATGGAAGAGGTCAACGTGATAAGATCATACCCATATTCAGGGAGCCTACGACAAGCGACGTGGATATTGATGGCAGAACGCATGTGCTTATAGACCTCGACCCGAAGCGTCCGGCAGGTGTGAGTTCAAGTGATGCCGAATTGAATTATGCCTACCAAAAGGCGGTGGCTGTTTATAATTGGCTGCTGTCTCAGGGCTTCAATCATCCGATTGTCTGTAAAAGCGGTAACGGCTATCACATAGTCATACCGTGCGCGATGGCTGCAAACTCAGATGTTACTGAGGTCGTGAAGAAGTTTTTGCAGGTTCTCTCGCTTTTCTTCAGCGACGACAATGTTGAAGTTGACGAAAAGGTATTCAACCTTGCCCGTATCAGCAAATTGCCAGGAACCTTAGCCTGCAAGGGCGAGAACACCCCCGACAGACCTTGGAGGCAGTCAGAGATAATCAGTGTCCCGTCTGAGATAAAGCCAACCGACATCGCCTATTTCAAGAAGATCGCGGCGATGTACCCAGAGGAAGAGGTCAAGCCAAACCGATGGAACGGCTACAGTTCAGAGAAGTTCGACTTGGTGGAGTTTCTGAACAAACACAACATCGGCTATACCGTGACAAGAGTTGCAGGTGGTACTAAGTATGTTCTCGACCACTGCCCTTTCAACGACCAGCACAAGCATAAGGATGCTGTTATCTTTCAGAGAGATAGCGGAGCGATTGGTTTTCTCTGCTTCCACAATAGTTGCAGCGGTAAGACATGGCGCGATGTCAGGCTTTTTTATGAGCCAGACGCATATAGCCATGATTACATGCCGCAGCCTCAGTTCAGACAGCAGTATCAGCAGCCTGTTCAGGTACAGCCGCAGCCTTTGGTACAGCAGGACGACAAGGGTAAGATATGGTTGAAGATGTCTGACATCAGGAAGCCGAGGCTCGATCCTGCTGATTTTATCCATTCTGGCATTCCTCTTATAGACGTAAGGGGTTTGGGATTCAAGCGAGGTGATGTTTCGATATGGAGCGGTTTTAGGGGTTGTGGAAAGTCTTCCTTGCTAAGTAATCTAATTCTAAACTCAGCTCAGGAATGCAAGGTAAATGCAGCATGGACTGGTGAACTTCAAGACGTTCAGTTCAAGCAATGGCTATATCTTCAGGCAGCAGGAAAACAATACAATAAGAAATACGGTCAATCCGATTACTACTACACACCGGACTACATTGCTTCCAAGATAGATCCTTGGATTGACAAATATCTCTATCTCTTCAATAACAAGTATGGTGATAACTTCTCGCAGATTGCGGAGCAGCTACGGCGACTGAAAGACGAAGTAGGTCTTGACTGCGCATATTTCGACAATTTGATGGTGTTGAACTATCGCGATTTGGGTCAGGACAAATACGAGCGTCAGGGTGAGTTGTTGCAGAAGCTCGAAGATTTGGCCAAGGAGTTGAATATACATATCCACTTGGTTGCGCATCCTAACAAATCGTCAGGATTCATTAGGATTGACAATATCAGTGGTAGTGGCGACATCAGCAACAAAGCCGATAACGTTTTCCTGATTCATCGTATCAATCAGGATTTCAAGAACAATGCCAATGGCGTGATCAACAAGTTTATCTATAATGATATTTTGTCAAGCGGTTGCACCAATGTTGTTGAGATAGCGAAATTCAGGACGAAAGGTAGTCTCGTTGGAGATTTCATTAAGTTGTATTTCGAAAGCGAGAGTAACCGCCTGAAGAATGATATTGCAGAGAGTATCATCTATAACTGGAATGAAGGAGTTTCGGAAAGCGGTTCATTATTCCAAAATGAGTCAGGTCTTCCATTCGGCAGACCGCAGGATAATTCAGATCTTCCCTTTTAAATTATGGTAACAGAAATTTACGTAAAAGCCCGTTGCGATTTCGGAACAGGCAAATATGCCGTTGTCATTGTAGAAAATGACGAAGTGATTCACAAGGTGTCGTATGCAATCGGCAAGGAATTCCAGTATAAAGGGTCAATGCTGAAGGCAGATCAGTACAATAGTGAGATTGTCGCTGTATGCTATGCGCTCCAATGGTGTAAGTTGAACGGTAAGAATTTAGTCAACATCTACAGCAACGTGAATACTTGTCAGAAATGGTATCTTCGTGGTGATATTCCAGAGGAAAGAATTCTACGTGAATCTTTCTTTGAAAGTAAGGAAGGAATAGATGTCTTTGCTGATTATATCCCGAAGAACAGTGAAAACGAGTTCAATATTCTTGTAAACGAAATGGCAGAAAAAGTTAGTTAAATGGATAAGAAGGAATTACTTGAATATTTCAATAAGAAATTTGATACCAGAATCAGTCGCAGGATGAAGAAGCTCACTGAGGAATTCAATGAACTCGTTGAGGCTGTCAATTCCGGAAAGCGTGAAGACATCATTGATGAACTTGCAGATGTTAATGGCGTTCTATTCCACATTGCAGGCATCCTTGGATATACGCAGGATGAACTTCTTGAAATGTGTGCTGACAAGGTGATGGGGCGTGAGAAAGACCCGAACTACAAACGTAAGCATCCGCATGTGAAGAACGAGGGTGCTGAGTAATATTATAGGAGTAATGTATCAGCAGTCAAAGAGCGAAGGTTCTGAGATTGATTGCTTTTTTCCTATAATGAAGTCGCAGATGAAGTTGCGGGCATAGTCTGGAGAAATCATAGATCTATCTTCGTCACAGAGATTTCCAGTATGTCCTGTTAGTTGGCAAACAGTCATCTTTGTTTTCTGTTCTTTCACATAGGACTTGCCGAAAGTAGGTTCACAATTCTCAAACCAGTATTGTGTTGGTTTAGCGAAATAGTCACCTCTTAGTCTTCTATTCTTGTCGATAAGTTTCGGCTTATACGGAAAGTTGTTGTGGAGATAGTGAATAGTAGAATAAGGATTTTCCATAATCATTCTCAGACCATTTGCATGGACTACAGCGAACATCTTCAGACATAACTCATAGAAGCGTTGACGTTCACGCGAACGTTGCAATATGAACTCATTAATCTCTGATTCGGTCATCCCTCTCTGCTTATACGTGAGCCATGTCCCATCAAAGAGATAGCTATTGTTTGCGGAGAAGTAGATGCAGGGGAAGAAAGACATTATCAGATCATTAGGTGTGATGTTGTCGAATAATGATAGTCTTCCTTCGTATGCGTCTTCTATTTCGTTAAAGAGGTCTATTTGATAATCTGTTTCTCCAAAATTGTTCTGAATGTCATAATCAACTGACGGAATCCCTAATTTGATGAACTCATTCTTGAATGTACCAGACTGCTCAAATAGGCAATGTACCTTACCTTTAATTTCCATAACGTGAAATTACTCCTATAATATCGCGGAAGGATAAGCGAAAAAGAAACATTACAGGCATAATATACTTAGGTGAGCCGTGCATGTAGATGTCTTTACGACCATCGTAGCTGACAGCAGGCTCCTGAATAGCCTCATGGTCGAAATAATACCTATTGCTCTTTGCCATAAGGAATATGTGTTCATGGCTCTTGGTGAGTCTATCCGTCACACTCTCAGGCATCGCGTTATCTTTCTCCCAGATGATGTCGTTTCTGAGATAGAATCCGATTCTGTCACGAAGGGCGAAGGCTGCTAACCAAGGGATGCCGATCAGGTCTTTATCCTTGCAAATGGTATCATATTTGTAACCAGTTTTATTGCCGCAACTGCCTTTGTTGCTGCCTTGCTTGTATTTCTTGGCATTCTCAGGATAGTTTGCAGCACCTTTTCCGGATCCGGCATAACTATCACCAAGGTTAAGCCAAAGTGTTCCTTCTGGTTTCAACACCCGATATACCTCTGCGAACACCTCTGTCAGTTTATCAATGTATTGTTGCGGCGACTTCTCCAATCCGATTTGACCGTCAACATTATAGTCACGCAACCCAAAGTAGGGAGGTGACGTGACACAGCAGTCAATACTATTGTCTGGCAATCGTTTCAGACCTTCAATGCAGTCCTCATTGAAGATTTTATTGATGAAATCCATGTTATATTATGCCTGTAATGCCGCAAGGCAAGCGTCAGCACCTTGCAACGAGTGAGCATCAGCGTTGGCGATTCAAGAATCTGCAAGAGGACGGTCAGACACCAAACACCATGC